ACCTACACTGATCCCACGCAATGGGCATGTCCAATGAGGAAAATCCCGGGAGAATGCGGGAATACGTTGAAACGACGTGGGTTACGTCAGTGAGACGGGGCGGGACCGGCGGGAGGGGGATGATGTCCAATCGGGCCCCCAGATGGGGGAGTTATCATAGAAATGTCCGATTTGGACGGGGAGGCGGGGAGGTCGCGGCGGGACAGGGCGGAAACGCGGGCGGCCAGGGTGTAGAGGAGCTGGCGCACCAGGTCGGGACCATGGACAGGGTGGTCCGCCAGGCTCTCCCAGGGGGCGGTGTGGCCGAACTTGTCCCGGCAGATCTCCCCGACGTAGGCGGCCGGATCCACGCCGAGGCGGGCGAGCTGCGGGAGGTAGTGGGACCGGATCAGGTGGAGGTGGCGGCGCATGTCGCCCAGGTCCGGGTACAGCTCGTTTAACGGGCCTTCGATCCGGTATTGGAGGGCCATTACCCGAGCCTTGAGACGGTCGAATCCGGCGGACCTGTCCACCTGGGTGAGGGAGCCGAACCCGATCTCCCGGATGAGTTCGCGGCGCCTGGACTCCTTCTCTTCCCCCATCCATCCCTGGATGGAGCAGGCCTTCGACCACTCCCGCCAGAACCACGAGACCTGGGCCTTGCTCAGCCGCATAACAGGGCTCCAGAGCCGGGCCGGCTGAGGCTCGCGAATGGCAGGTCCCGCGCCTCCCGCTTTTCGGGGGGAATGGGCTGGAGGCCGAGGGCCCGGTAGATCGCCTCCTCGCTCTCCGAGACTCGCCGGTTGCCGATGTACAGGCCCGCGGTCGGGTTCCACTTCGCCCCCTGGGTCAGCGCGTAGTTCGCGAGCCAGATGTTGTGCTCCTTCGAGCCGGTCTTGCACAGCAACACGGAGCCCCAGAACCGGGGGTCGGCGAAGAACACGTCGACCTGGACGTCCTGGTGGACCCAGCTGACGATCTCCGCCCCGGCCCGCATGACCTTCCAGTGATCGGCGCTGGCGCGGCGGTCGATCTCGATCCAGGTCACGTTCCGCCGGGCGGCCTCAGCACCGAACATGTCGTGCTCGACCTCGATGCGCGGGAGCACGACCAGGTCGATATCGCCACACTCCGGTCGGCGCCGGCGGATCGACCCGGCCACCTCGATGCGATCGCAGAATGGCAGGAGCCATCCGACCAGGCGTTCAGCGCAGCGTTCAGCGAATGCCAGTTTCATGGTGTGGGTAGTGAGTGGAGCGCGCTCAGGCTGAGAGCACTGCCCGGATCAGGGCTTCGGAAACGGGCGGGCAGACCGCGTTCCCGAGCAAATGGATCGCCGTGCGACGGTTGGCTGGAAGTTCGTAGGATGCCGGGAAGGCCATTGCCTGCCTGTATTCCTCGACGGTGAGCATTCGCATCCGGTCTCCGTCGACCAAGCCGTACCGATCCAATGTGGTGATCGTGCCCAATGGGCGGTCCAGGCTCCGTCCGCCGCGGGCAGATCCGTAGTAGGCGATCAAGAACCGCCGGCCATGCTGCGCCCTCCCGGCCGCCACCCGTGCCCGAGTTCGTTGGCACTTCGCATCGACCTGACTCCAGTTGGCCCCATCCCAGCGGATCACGGACCTCGCCGACGAATGAGGACGCCGCGGCAAGCGGAGAGGAATGGGTGACTTGGTGCGAGTTCCGACGATGAACAGACGCTTGCGGTGCTGAGGAATTCCCAGATCCGCGGCGTCGATCTCGGTAGGCGTGAGGGCGTAGCCGAGGGTGTTCAGCGCCGCACACCATGGTCCGAACAGCGCCCACGCGCGGAACTCAACCACGTTCTCGACGACCAGGATTGCTGGGCGGTGCACTTCCGCGCAGGAGACCACGGCCCAGGCCGTCGACCTGGCCGCGTCATGATGGGGGCGGTCCTTGCCTCTAGCCCGGCAATGCCCCTGGCAGGCCGGACTGGCGAGCAGGACGTCGTGCCGAGGCACTTGAGACCAGTCGCACTGTTGGAGGTCTTGGCATGCGTGACAAGTGCGGGGGTGATTCGCCCGATGGGTTTCCACCGCTATGGGCCAGTGATTGGCTGCCCAGACCACACGTAGCCCGGCATTCACTGCTCCGATGGTGAATCCACCGGCACCTGCAAATAGATCGATCGCAATCACCTGCTATCGGCGCGCTTGTGGTGTGAGTTCAGATCGTGGCGGTGGGCGACTGGCGTACGTAGAACGCACGGCCGTTCAGCGGCAGATCCACCGCGACCCTGAAACATGCTGCGGGGCCTGCGTCTGATCCATAGCAGGCCACCCAGCCGGGCAGGGCGGCTGGATGCTGGACCACCATGAATTCGGTGATGGTACCGGTCAGCCTGCGGGACTTGCCGTAGCCGCACGACAGCACCACGCGCCGACCGACGGCGCACGTATCGGCATTCCATCTACCACCCAGTAGCCGATACTCCCACTCCTTGTGCCTTGCCGCGAACGCATCGAAGTACTCCCTCCGCAATGGGACAAAAAGAGCCGAACCGGCTGCTCCAGGCGAACCGGCGGGCGCTGAGCCGGGGGGCTCGCACAGCCGTATTTCGTGGGCCATGGCGTGGCAACGGCCGGCGCGCTGGTTGAGGGTGATGGCGAGATCCCGGTGGTTGTCCCAGAGATTGGCGGCCGCCGCCCGCATCGCGGTCTCGCAGTGGTCGAGCAATTCGACCAACTCCACGCGCGTGGCCGATGCCCCTGATGGGGCTGCCGGGGCATTGATCCTCCCGGTCTCGCCGTCGGCCGCGGCGGGTTCATGCGTGTGGCTGCCACTTTCCTTAACCTTCCCGGCCCGCGCAGGAGATGGCCTGCTTTGGGTGGCATCCGGTACCGGCAGCCGTTGGTAAGATCGTCGGTTCATCCGATGGGTGGAGTGAACCCCAACTGGCGGTTCTTGGGGGCCCGCTTCATGGGCGCACGGATCCGAGAGGCGCTTACCAGCTCCATCGAGAGGGTGTTGCGGTCCCGCTCCGATCCCGGCTCGATCACCTCATACATGAGATTGCTGTGCTCCCTGTCCCAATCGGATTCGAGGGGAATCGCGCTGGACAGGAGCTGGAGCACTTTGGCCGCCTCCGAAGCTTTCTTGAACCCGAATAGGTAGCTGCCGACCCGGACAACGGCGATGTTCACGGCTGCTCCTCCTTCACCTCTACCCCCAGAGGTAGCGGAAAAAATCCGAGGGCCCCTCGGCATAGGGTGAACGGCAGGGGGCGAGGGTTCCGGAGCACGAAACCGAAACCAACATCCTCGAACCACCCGGACTTTGAGTGCTGGACGCAATCGACGATTTCTACGACACCCACGATTCCGCCGCGCTCCAAATGATCCGCGGTGGGGATGCTGCGGCCTGTGAGTCGATCAGCGAACGCCCGGGCAGTCTCATGTTCCCATCGCGTCGACCGCTTTGCCGCGTGAATCAGGACCGGCCCGCGGAACTTTGTGGGCCATGTCCTGTTTTCGATGTCCTTTCCGGCGTGCAGGATCATCCACGCCCACGGCTGCCGGATCGAAATACAGATGGACGGGAGCATCCGCCGTCGCTGACGTGGGGCGTTCGGCTGAACGCAGTACGGCCACGCGCACAGACCGGCAGAGCACGGACCTTCCCGCTCAGGCTCATCCGGACCGCGCAAGCATTGTCTCGGAGACTGGCACTGGCGAAGCGCCCACGCCGCCTCCGCGCACGGATCGCAGCGGTGCGGCCATCTCACACCGTGCTTGCAGACGTGCCCCGGTTTCAGTTCCCCGAGGTCGGGGTCAGCGGGTTTCGGGGTCGCGTTCATTGTGGGGCCTCCGTGCCTGACGCCTGAGCGTTCGGAGGCTTGCGTGTGGGCCTACAAAACAACTGCCAGGATTCCGTGATCGGAACGCCGAAGTCGGCAGCGATGGATGCCCGGATGACTGCGACCTTCTTTTGCAGTCGGCGCATTTTTAGGTGTGCAGCCACGAATGCGTCTGTCGTCTGGTCGTCCATCGCGGAAAATTTACGAGTCCAGTATTCCCGCTCGTCGACCGCATCGGACAGGAGTTTCATTGCGCGCTGGTGTTCGCGGTATCGCGGATGCCGCCGAACCAGGACGTGGAGCGAACCCGCGGTTGGGCCGGTGGGTGTATTCATCGCGCGGCCTCCGCGGGTCGCTCACGTTGGGCGTTCGGTGACTTCATCCACACGATCCAGTGCGTCTTCGAGCGGGTGCCGCACCGCTGCCCAAAGAGGGGCTTCTCAGGAGTCAGCGCGAGAATGGAGGACACTGGCACCCGGTGTTCGTTCCACTTGAAGATCAGAGTCCCCAGGGGCGCGAGCACCCTAAAGCACTCTCGGAACCCGGCTCGAATCTGCTCTTTCCAGTCAGGCTCAAGCCGCCCGTATTTCTTCGCCGTCCAACCGTTCGGACCCGCGAACGTGTGCGGTGGATCGAAGACAACCAGGGTGAATGTGCAGTCATCGAACGGCAGCCGCCGGAAATCCGCGATGATGTCCGGGTTGACCACGATCTCGCGTCGACCCTCCCGTGTGTCTGCATGGACCGTCTCTCGTCGGTTGTCGACAAAAAGGGCCCGCCCGTCCCGCTTGTCGAACCAGAACATCCGAGGGCCGCAACAGGCGTCGAGGACCGGAGCGTTCGGCGGCATGTCTTTTCCGCACACCGCACAAAATCGTTCCGTTGATGCCGGTTTATAGTGCGGTCCAGGCTTCTCGCAGCGGCACCACTTTCCCCAGTCCCAGCACACGCACCCGCATTTCCCTGTCCAGAGACGGATGCATTCCGTTGAGGTCACCCATCGCACGGATTGGCCCGAGGACGCCATTGCGGTGGCCTTATTCTCGGTTCCGTCCAGGTCGACCGCGGTGACTCTGCCGCACCGATCGCACTGTCGCACGAGGGCCGAGCGGATCTTCATGCCGCACCTCCAGTGAGCAGACCTCGGATTCTGCGAGCAGCCCGCTGGGAGCCAGATCGCCGCGTCCAATCCCAGCCATTCTCCTGAATGAGTTGGACGGAGTTGCCGCGAGATCGATCACAGGCCTCAGCCATGAACCCGTCCTTGTGCCAGGATTCGGTGCACGGGCGACCGAACCATCGGCGGTAGAGTTCGTGAGCCATGAACCGGATCCGATGGCGTGTGACCACCTCGCGCACATCGAACGTGCCACGGGTCGTGATCACGGCCCGATACCTCCGGGGCTGCGTACCCGGCTTGGCATTCACGCGACCACCTCCCACGGCAGCGCGCCGCCCTGGAGGATTGGCGGCTGCCATTTGCCCAGCCAACGGCACCCCTTCTCGTAAATCTCGGACACGCGGCCGCGGCAGCGGCCCTTCGAGGCGTTGGGCACGTCGGTCGCCTCGAACTTGCAGCGGACCAACTCCACGTCGCGGATCCTGGTCGAGGCATCCCCGGTGTCGTCGGACAGGAGCAGGGCCTGAGCCCAGCCATCGGGAGTTACCGCGAAACGGAACTCCGAATTTTTCAGGCGGATCCCGACCCGCTCGTCTCCCGAGTGAGCCACCCTCAGATCGAGAGCCCACTCGACGCCGTGGGCGGTCAATTCCGACACCGTGATCCCAACCACCGGTCCCGTGTCGCAGAACATGGCCCGTCGGAACCCATTCACGTAGCACCGCCGGAACCGGGTGTGTGCGTTGGCCGCCAAGGCCGCGTGGGCCCTGCCTCCATCGAGGCAGATGACGCTGCAATCGCTCACCTCCGATGGCAGCATGACGGAGCTGGCCCGCGACACGGCACCCACGTAGATGCCGGTTACGTAGGTTTCCCCGGCCCCCTTCGAACCCTCGGCATAGACCACACAGCCCGAGATCCGGTGATTGCCATCCGTGGTGGCCTGGGCGGCGTTGTTCACGAGGAGCCCGAACCCCTCTTTCACGCTCCCGGCCCAAGTCCGTGCCCCCCATACCCGGCTCACCACGACATCGGTGATCGTCACGGAGCTGCTCCACAGGTGGACGCCCACCCCCGGGCAGGTTTTGTCCATCAGGATGGAGAGCCCCTGCACCTGTGTGCGGAGCGATCCACCCCGAGACCGGGCTCCGCCTGTCAGGGCCTCGTAGTATCCGGTCGCTCGCCCCCCGTGCTCGATCACCGGATCCTTCACCAGGAGCATGGTGACGGCGGAACCAGCGCCAATGATCGAACACTGAGGGGCCAGCATGCAGAGATCGTGCTCCGGAAACCCAAAACACCCCTGGGTCGAGTAGGCGCCAGGCTGGAGGATGAACGTGGTTTCGGGTTCGCGGTAGGTCCGCAGGTGGTGGTCAATACACCCCGGGGGAATGTGGATGGTCTTCATGGTCTCGGTTGTGGGGAGGGTTGGGGTCAGGCCTCGGCAGAGGCGATGGCCTCGACCAGCTTCGAGACCATCTTGTTGAGCAACTTCTCCATTTCCCCTGCGGCTCGTTTCACGATGACCTGGTCGCCGGCCCCGGCGATCCGGGCCCCGATTCGGGACAGGATCCTGGCATCCAGATCCCGCACTTGGTCCTTCCTCAGGATCTCCTTCGTCTGGATGTACGCCTCGGCATCATCCTGGCCGAGGATGCTGCGGAGCTTGGCGATGGCGATCGCCTCGTCATCGATCTCCAGGCTCCCCTTCTGCTCCATGAACCCCACGCGCACGCCGTTCAGGGTGAGCGTGCGGGGCTTGCGGAACAGGTGGGGACGCTCGCCGACCAACTCCTGCAGCTCAGCCTCGAGAGAGGCGACCGCTGCCGCACCCCGCTTGAGGTCCTTCATGGAGTCGTCCTTGATGTCCCTGATCCGGGCTTCGAGTTTCGCGATCAGCAGTTCGAGAGCCGCGCACGCCTCCTCGTATTCGGAGCAGCGGCGGGCGATGTCGATGAGTTCGGGGGATGTGGCTTTCATGGTTTCTTGGGATGGGGATTGGGTTGTGGGTTGTGGGTTGAGTGGGGAACGAGGGCTGCGTCTGGGGAGAGTCCCAGTGCCGCGGCCGCGGTGATGTACCGACGACGGAACTCGGGGTCGGTCTCGAGGTACTCCCGACAGCGCTGAAACGAGTTCAACGCCGTTGCGTGGTCGCGGCCGCCAAACGCCTCGGCCGTCTGCACCGAGGACGCGTTGGCCAGGATCGAGTAGAGGCGCATGGAGGCATGCCGTGCGCTCACCACGTACGCAGGTTTGGCTCGGCTCAGGATCTGCCCCGGCGTGCACCCGAAAATCTTGGCGCACTCGCCCACCACCCTCTGCATGACCGGCCCCCGGTCGTAGCTCCCGACCAGGCTGTCGGCAACGATCCGGAGCTTGTCGGCCAGTTGTCGAAGGCTGGCTGGCAGGGGCGCGGCATCGGTGGCGTGGGTGGCGCAGAGCCACACCAGGTCATCCCGCACCGAGAGCAGCTCGGGCGGCATCTGGGTGAGGTACTCGAGCGGGCAGGCTGGCCGCTGGTGCGAGGAGGTCGTGCTCATGCATCCGACCTCATGTTGAGCAGCACCTGCGCGGAGCGCGTGCTACCGTGGTCCCAGCAGGCGTTCGCCCGCTGCACATAGGGGTGGTCCAGGCCGGCGTCCCGCTCGGGGTCGCCGTTGGAGTCGCTCTCCCCGCTGGCCATCCAGGCGAGGAACAGCAGGCCCCCGATGAGCAGCGCGGTGAACAGGACCAGGACGAACGCCCCGATCGCGAGGAGCCAGAGGCCGGGGGTCATACGCCCTCCTCCGGGCTGAACCAAGTCACCTCGTCCCCGTCAATGTAGATGGCGAGCTTGCCGGAGCGGAGTGCCTGGCGCTGCAGCCCCAGGGCGCGGACCGTGAGAACCGCGATGATCGTGTTGAGGAAATCGCGCTCGACCTCGTCGAGGTTGCCGACCTCAACGGAGATCGCGTAGCGCGGCTCGATGGGCGTGGTGGCGATCATGCGAGTTCGTAGTGGCGGACCAGGCGTTGATGGGCGGCCTTCACCGCGGAGGCCGGATCCAGACCGCCCGCCTCGGCGAGCGTGGCGCTGAGGGAGAGGCCCTTGAACACGGCCCGGAACCGGCCGTGCTGCTCGGCCACCTGTTCCAGCAGCCCTTCGACCTGGCCGCTGAACTGCGGGGCGACCGAGGCGATGAGGTGCTTCACCAGCGGCCTGGGTTTGGTCACCACCACCGGCTGTTTGAGCCCGACCCTCGAGAACCTCTGGTCGTTGGCCTGGATCGGCCGGATGACCTCCTCATTGCCGACGAGCGCGATCGGGATCCGCGTCTCGTCGTGCAGGTCGAACAACCACTCGAGCCCCGCGGCCGTCGCCTTGTGCGCGTTGTCGACGATGAGGAGGCGGTTCGAGCCGCGGAGTTTCTCGACCAGGAACTCCGCCCGCGGGGTGTTCCCCTTCCAGCCACCGTCACCCATCGCGGCGAACGTCATCCGCTCGATCTGCGCGTCAGTGCGCGCCCACCGGCTGAGCGTGATGTGCAGGCAGGTCGGGTTCTCCTCGAGGTAGAGGGTGATGCCCGAGGTCTTTCCGATGCCGGCGTCGCCGTAGATCACGCCGACGTCGTTGGTTCGCCGGATGGTCTCCAGCGCCGCCATGACCGTACGGGTGGCCTCCGATTCGATGAGCGGCACACCGATCCGGCGTTTGCGATCGCGGGCCCGGAGCCAGTCTTCGGCGCGCCGTTCAAATCGGGCCGAGTCACCGGGATAGGATCCGGCGAGGTACTGACTCAGCACCGACGAGCTGTAGCCGATCTGCTGGGCCATCCGGGAGATGGAGAGATTGTCCTCCTCCCGGGCGGCCGCGAGAGCGGCCCTGAGGTTCTGGGGTTCGGACGCGGTCGCGGTGCGATCGCGCTCCTCCGTTTCGGGGTGTGTGTTGGTGTGCATGTTGGGTCTTCGGTCAGAGCATCGCGTTGCGCAGCGCGTCGTCGGCGGCGGCGCCGAGGTCTTCCTGGTCGCGCTGGTGCGCCTGGATCACCTGGTTGTTGCGCTCGGTCTCGGCGAGCCGCTGCCGGGTGATGGCGGCCCCGCGTTGGGCGAGCGAGGAGAGGAGTTGGGATTGGATTTTGGCGGCCTCGCCCATCCGAGCGTGCAGGGCATCCACGTCATCGCGGCCGATGGGCTGCCATGCATCGACGGTGCCGCACCAGGCGCCGCGAGCGTCGAACAGGTGGGCCTCGGTTGGGGCGAATGGGTTGACGACCGCGGTGAACGCATCGCCCGGCATGTACGTGTGGGCGCGATAGCGCAGGGGCGATGGGGAGATGGAGCGGTCTTCGAACTCGATGAGCCGATGGTGGTTTACTCTCACCTCGCGGCCGTAGCGTCCTTGGAGGAGCCGGGCGATGGCCTCGGCGCGGAGCCGCACCAGGCGTCGGCGGCCGCCGTCAAATACTTCTCGCGGCGAGAGCCGGCGTGCGATCGGTGCGGCGACCGCATCCACCGCCTGGCGCCGCGCGGGATCCAGCGCGGCGTAGTCCATCGCCGGGAGGATACCGATCCCCGGCAACTCGTAGTCGACGGTGGTCAATCCCGCCTCAACCCAACCCTCCAGGTCGTGATCGGTGCGGAGGTTGATCCGCTCCATCACCTGTTCGACGGCGAATATGGCCTTGGTGGATTCGACGAACGGGAGCCGGAGTTCGGCGGCGATCTTTGGCGGCAACGCCAGGAGGGCTCGTTGGAGGAGATCGAGGGACTTCTCGCGCCCAGCGAGTTCCTCGGGGCGATTGAGCCGGGCGTTGCTCCCGGTCTGACCCGGGAACTCCAACATCCCCGCGGTCTCGTTGTGGATCAGGTTGCCGAGGGACTCGAGGCTGGCCTTGAACCTGAAGTTTCCCTTGCCTCGCCCGGGATACTGGCCGGCGAATGCCGACAGTCGATCGATGCCGCTCGCCTCCACGGTGACCTTCCCTGCGGTCAGTTCCGCGATGGTCGCGGCCGTGGCGCTGTCGATCGCCGCGGTGCCGTGCTCAACCATCAGCACACACCCGTCCGGGTGGTAACCGTAGGTGCCCAGCACGTGGGCCAGGAGGAACAGCATCTCTCCGCTGTTGAGCCCGACGCTACGGCCGGTCTCGGGGTCCTCGACCCTGGGCTTGATGCCGCGGGCGAACTGGCACCCGGAGAACAGATCGTGGGCGTGGAGTTGGAGGAGTCGGCACGCCCGGCGCTGGCCAACCACGACGACCTGGAAGTCATGCCACAGGTCATCGAAAATGTACCGGCGCCCCACCTCGAGGCCCACCCGCGTGGTCAGCACCAGGGGCCGGTAGGCGGCGGTGGCGCTGCGGCCAATCCGCGAGGCCACGAGTTCAATGGTGGGAGGCTTGTACCGCTGGAGGTTGGGCTCGCTGAACCCGCGCGGCAGCGGGAGGCGACGGGGGATCGAGGGGTCAATTCCGGGGATCATTTCCCCCGCCAAAAATGCCCGCACAAAAGCCCGGTAGGCGGGCCGGCACTTGCGTCCGTTCTGGACGCACAGCCCCCTCCAGTACTCCAAGAACGCCTCGGGGAGTCCCTGGTCCACCACCGGCGCCGCCCGGCGGTCGACCAGGGCGAGGGGGTCGCGCCCTGACCGCACCCACGATTCCCACATGCGGCTGACGTGCCGCGCCGTGACGCCGAGCGTCGCGGCGACCGCCCGTTTGGCGGCCGCGCTGGGCCGCGCACCGAGACCCTCGAACGCGGACTGCCGGCGCTCGGCCTCGGTTCGGACGTCGATGGGGAGAGACATCAGCATGGCCAGTCGGGTTTCGGGGGATCGGTGGGCAGGGGTCATCGGAACTCGAGGGAGCCGTAGTGGATCAGGGTGTCGTCCACATCCCGGTCGGTCGTGTGATGACCGCGCGGGTCCTCGATGGCCCCGGAGGCGAGCCAGTCGATCCGCTCGTTGTGAGAGCTGTAGACGGCGTGCAGGGTCGCGAGTATGGAGGCCCGGGCGGCGACGACCCGGGGACCGAGGATCCCGGCCAGGATCCCGATCACCATGACGGCGCAGAGGAGTTCGGTGAGCTTCATGCGCGGGGTGGGTTGAGGGTCGGGGCGTGGGCGGTTCGGAGGATGGCCTCGACGTCGTCGGGGCTCCGCTTGTCCCGGGTGGTGCTGACCCAGGCCTTCCTGGCGCGGAGGTGGGCCTCCAGGACATCCATCTGCGCCCGGACCTCGAGGTCCTCCAGAAGGAGGAACCCGGTGCCTGCCGAGCTGAGGCACCGCTCGATGTGGATCCAGTCCTCCCGGGCGGTCTGCGCCCGCAGTGCCGCCTGCTCCTCGACTGAGGTCGGGGGCTTTCGCCCTCGATACCCCCCGGTGGCTCCCGATCCCTGCGGGGCCTTGGCGAGGCCCAACTCGACAAGGAAATCGGTCTGGGTCAGCCCATCGGTGATCTTGTGGACAGCCGCTGAGAGGGCGAGCAGCTGGGCCTCGGGGAGTTGGGCGAGTGGCTGAGAGGCTGGGTCGAACCCCTTCAGCGCCGCGCTATGCTTACGCAGCCTGGGTATGCAGGCCTCCGACATCGCGATCAGGCGGAATACGGTCCGACGGCTGAGACCGATCTCCCGCTTGGCGGCCTCCTCAAAGGCTAGATCGCTGCCTCCTCGCCCGCGCGTCTCCCCGAGGTTCTCCCTCAGGGCGATGAGTTCGAACCCCACCATAATCTGACACGCCAGGGCGGTCATGTGAGCGCGCTTGGCTAGGTCCATCCATCGCCTGGCACCTGCCCACGTACCCGCAACAGCGACCGGCGCCGCGTCGAGTTGGCGGAGGATGTGTAGGCTCGTCGGGAGCGACGTCTCTGGGACGACCTCTGTTGGCACCTCTTTGGGGGCGGGTACGATGTTGCGTTTCCAGGGTTTCATTTCGAAATCTGTCGGGCGGTGAGGAATGCTCGGAGGCTGCTTGGATCCACCCATCGGGTGCCGCGCGCGAGGTCTGCGCGGAGGACGCCGGAGGCGACCAACCGCTGCACGTGTTGCTGGGAGCACGTGAGGATTTGCCGGACCTGCGCAGCTCGCAGACGTCCCAACGCCGTGACTCCGAGGGCGTCCAGGACACTGGCGATGGCTGCGGAGGGTTGCTCCGCCCCCGCGACCCGGGCCGTGATGCACCGGGACCAGATCCGAACCTCTCGGATCTGGCCCCGACGCACCGCGATGTCCCAGGCCCAGCGGAGGCCTCCGGTTTCGATCAGGGAGAGGACTGAGTCCTCGTCCACTCCTAGCGCCCATCTCGCGGCCTCCACCGTGACCAATGCCTCGGGGACGCAGACCGTTATGGGCAGGGTGCGTTGGGTCATTGCCCCTCCAATGCCACGCTCCGTCGCCCCCCCGACGCGCGGAGCCGTTCCTTGAGGGCGAGCCGAATCACCTTGGATCGGTCGAGATCATGATCCGTGACGTGTTGGTCCAGGGCATCGAGCAGCTCGTTCGGCACCCAGACCGCTACGAGCCGGGACTTCTTCTTGGTTACAGCGCCGCGTGACATCGTTGTCCTGGTGTATAACTGAGTTTTGCACCCAGTCAAGAGGATCGACACGCATTGTTTCGGGTGTATAACGCGCCTATGCCTGGTGTGCGCGGAGAAGGGCAGCACCTCGTGGCGCTGGCGATCCACGAGGATATCCTGAAGGAGGTGGAACGGAGCCGGAAGAAGGCGGGCCGAGATCGGTCGACCTTTATTCGGGAGGCTTTGATCGACTACCTCAACGCCAGGGGTGCGTCGCTGAGCCCCGAACTGGCGTTTGCACCGGACCGGACCGGCAAAGGAGGCCGCCCGCGCAAGCGGGGCACAGCTACTCCGGTACCGATTGGGCCATCGAGCACCGTCGTCGGAGTCGACGGAACGGTGCAGAATGCGTTGACCCAAGCCGTCCAGGCGCCCGTCGTTGGGAGCCTGCCTCCTCCTGCAGCAGCGTCGTCAGGCAGGCGGCGGCATCGGAAGCCAGCGAAAGGAAAAGGCGGAGCCGACGTCTAAGCACCCGGGGACATGGATGCCACAGATCCAGTTGGCGCAGGAGAGATCCAGGACAGGGTTTCATCGGTGAGGGCGGTTACAGGGATTTCTGTCGGGACGGAAAAAAGTGCCACGTGTGGCACTTTTTTCGGGGGGCACGTGATTCGCGCCACGGCAGATGCCTCCCTGATCCCCTCGGGTACGGTTGCAGTCGTTCGCTCGCCTCGAGGCGAGCCAGCAATAGTCGCAGCGCCAGCGCGTGCATATTGAGGACCTGGCGCTGATAGGGGGTGAGCCGTCCGGTCATGAAGCGGTTAACGGCACGTTGAGCACGGACCTTACCGGATTTTTTGAGCGACTCTCCCTCGGTCGCGGCCCCGGGACTCCACCCGTCCCGGGGCTTTCCATTCTCTAGCGGCCCTCTCAGTAGAGCCGCGGAGGGATCCGCGGCCGCGGCGGCTCCGGAGGCCGCACCGCGGTGAAGCTCCAGACCAGGGCCACAAACCACCCGATGAGCATCCAGCCAGCGAGGAGGTTCACAACGAAGATGGCTCCTGCGTTGTGATGCTCCCGATCCCTCGCGATCAGCGTGGGCATGAAGTACGCCATCAGGAGCAGCGCCAGGACGGCCAGCCCCAGCACAGATCCGAGCAGCATCATGCCGCCGGCGCCCAACAACTCAGGGAGCATCTCCACGATCTCGGCAAAACTCTTTGATTCTGGGGATGGGTCCATGCCGGAGAGTTACCCCAACAGATTCCGGCGGATAGAGGGAAAATGATCGCAACAGAAAATTTCTGTTGCGCGATCTACAGCCGGGGTGCATGGTGTGCCCGTCGAAAGGACCAATACCCATGAACGCCATCCGCTACCAAATAACTGGACAGGACGCGATCCGCCTGGCCGAACGCGATAACCTCACTCTCCAATCGTTTGGAAACCCCATCGAGCCTCAGGGCGGAGTCGTCAGCATCGAGGTCGGGCGCCAAATTGCCCGTGAGGACGCAGGCCTGGTATTTGTCACTGTCCGCCACCACGGAGACTGGTGGCTCGGGGATCGGTTTGGCGCCAGCACCGGCGAGGTAGGCGATTTTTTCAACCAACTGAATGGGGAGTACCTCGGCCCCGACGATGAGGGGCGCGAGCCCCGATGGGAGGATGCAATCTCCTGATCGCCGGCCCTCGCACTGACCAATATCCGCAACATGAAACCCACCCCTACAACGAATAAGCCCGCGGCGGAGAACGACAGGCGCGGGAGCGTCGTCGTGGACGGCGTGACGATCACCTGGGATGACGGCCGATACATGGCTCAGGACGCCGACGATCCGAGCGGCGACTGGGACCAACGTGGCGCGTACCAGGTCAAGGTAAGCATCACCGATGGCGAAATCGGTGATGTCAACAATGCGATCGCCGCAGCCAAGCGGCTCAAGATGCTCGCCCAGTTTGGCCCATTGATCTGCCCGGTCCCAGGCAGCACCCATGTGTTGAAACTGGCGGGCCTCGACAGATGTGGCTGCCCGCGATGGCGAGTCATCTTCGGCGAGAGAGAATGCGACGCCATTCCGGCCAGCCAATTGGCCATGATGGAGCCGCGTCTGTACGCAAACACAGGAGAGGTAGGCATGCGAACCATCGCGTGGATGAGGCAGGTCGGCCAAACCACCTCCGCCTGGCCGAGTCAGGACGAGGCGTGGAGGGCAATCCACACCGCCCCCTCCCTCCCGGCATGAACCCCGCTGCTGCATCGATCCCGGAGCGCGTCGCGTTCTTGAACGCGCTCCGGGAGATCGTCGGCCGCCGCGCCGACATCCCGAAAAACAAGATCGGGGTCCCGCTGGTCTCCGACTACGACCTGGTCTGGAGCAGCGAGTCGGAACGTGACCAGGCATGGGTGATCGCCCGAAATAAACCGCAGCCACAATCCCGAACATGAGCCCCATCACCCGAATCAACATCTATCGGAGCCGCGGAGAATGGTGCTACGCAGCATTCTCGGACGCCGAGTTCGACCACAGCGACCCGGTAGATCTGCGGAACGACGCGGGTGAGGCCGATGTGCGCGCCGAGATGACGCGCCAGTTTCCAGAGGTGGAGATTCGCCGGGTTCCCGACGTCAACTGAGTATGCCAAAACCGAAGCGTCCCCGCCCACGGGGACAAACCCCCACCTCCGCCGCCCGGCGAGAAGCCCGGCGGCGGAGTGGGCTTTGCGTGCAATGCGGCGCCCCCGCCGCAGTGAAGATCGTCGTCGACACGGCGACCGGGGAAGAGGTCGACCGGAAGACCATGACCTGGTGCTGGAAGCATCGCAAATGACTCTCATGACTCTCCAGCATCTGACCCTCAACACGGGGCACATCGCCTCGAGCGATCTGCGGTCGGCGGTGGATCTGCGGGCGGTTCTCCCCGTTCTCCGCCCGATCGTCCGGTCAGGCGGGGGGCCGTGTCCCCCTGTAGCGGGCCTGACCATCCAGATCCCGCGGGTGCCCGCGGGGGCGGTGTTCAGCATCTGGTTCCGCGGCCAGCCGGTGGCGCTGAACTGCCTGGCGTGGAACCAGGCCAGTTCGGCGGCTGGCTGGGAGCCGATCGAATCGGCCTACCTGGAGCTGACCGAGACCGAGCCGCTGGTGGCGGCGCTGGGGCGCGCGTTGCCGGAGATCCCCTCCAGCGTGCCCTGGCTGGCGACCCTGATCCTCCCGGCGATCGCCACGATGGATCCGGAGGCGATCGGGTTCCTGGGCGATCTCGAGCGGTGCCTGGCCGCTGTGATCCTCCGGGAGCACGGCCTCACCTGGTGAGCCCCGCATCACGCGCCCCTCGGGGGCGTGCCGGATGCCGCGCGGAGCGCGCAGAGTGCGCGCGATGTTGCACGCATCCTCATCCACCGCATCTCAGGCAGTTGTCTCCTGCGCGGCCGTGCAGCCGCGGGGTTGGGTCTCGGTCCTGGCCTGGGGTGCGGTGACCCTCTTCCTCCTCCTCATCAGTTCCATTCCCTCGCCGGCGCAGGCCGTGGCGGCCGCCAGCGAATCCCCCTCCACCAGCTCGGCATTCAGTCCGGTGGTGATGATCCTCTCCGGCCTGCTCTGGCTGGGGGTCGCAGTCCTCACGGTCTTCATGACCCGGCGCGAGTCTGAGCGCATCCATGGCGAGCACGAGCGTCGGCTCACCACCGTGGAGATGGAGGTGCGCGCAGCTCACGTCCGGTGCGACGCGGTCGCGGAGACCGCCCGGCGCGACTCAGAGAAGGTCCGCGCGGACCTACTCCACCAGATTGGGGCTCTCCACGAGAAGATCAACGCGGTGAACGTGGGCCTGGCCTCGGTCGAGACGGAGGTCCGCGTTGGCCGCTGCACCACCGAAGCGATCGCGCGCCGACTGAAGGTCAACGTCTAGCCTCATGACTCTCACCCTCGACATCCTCCGCATGCTCCGCGACGTGAACGGGCTCCTGATGCCCGAGCGTCAGATTCGAGCAGAACTCCGCATCGCGGTGACGCCGCCACCGACGGGCCTGGAGGTGGGCGAGGCGTTGCAGACGCTCGAGGCCCGCCAGTTGGCGATCTCGATTCGGGATCCCCTCACGAAGGAGGTCCGCTGGAAGATCACCGACCAGGGGCGGGCCGAACTCACCGAACGTTCTCTCTGACTCTGATTTCTACCACCATGATGAAACCGACCGACACGCCCGCTATAGCCCCGGACCCCGCGCAGGGTGTGGGTGGGGTGTGTCGGTCCCTCCCGGCCGGGGGACGCGAGCCTTGGGATTCCGCGAGAGCGGGACGGGCACCGGCCAATCATTCTCCGGTGGGGCACCGTCGCCGGCGTCCGACGGCGCCGCGGCTGGGGCACCCGTACTACGACGACGGCCAGATCACGATCTACCTGGGGGACTGTCGCCAGGTGGCCCCGCTGCTGCCGACGTTCGATCTCCTCCTGGCGGATCCGCCGTACGGCATCGGTCTGGCGCCGAAGGGGCGCGTGGGCCGGGGCGGAACTCAGTTCGAGCCGGTGACCTGGGATTCGGCGCCGCCGGATCCGTGGGTGCTGCAGATGCTGATCTCGCGGGCGCGGTGGCAGGTGTTGTGGGGTGGGAACTACTACGAGGGCCTGGCGCGGGCGACGTGCTGGCTGGTGTGGGACAAGGTCAATGGGACGACCAACTTCGCGGACTGCGAGCTGGCCTGGACGAACTACCGGCGGGCGGTGCGCATGTTGCGGTGGCGGTGGTGCGGGGCGCTGCAGCAGGACATGCAGAACAAGGAGACCCGGGTGCATCCGGCCCAGAAGCCGGTCCCGCTCCTGGAGTGGTGCATGGGCTGGGTACCGGAGGCGCGCACGGTGCTGGATCCGTACATGGGCAGCGGCTCGACCCTGGTGGCGGCGCAACGCCGCGGGCTGCGGGCGGTGGGGATCGACTCGCATGAGCCGTACTGCGCCCTGGCGGTGAAGCGGCTGATGGAGGATCGCGCCCGCACGCACGGGCCGGCGCCGGCGCCAGGTCGGGTGCGGCAACCGATGGCGCGGGTGGCGCGGGTCCCGCGGACACTGCGTCGCCGGCCGTGAGCACGACCCGCAAAGTTCGGCCGGAGGCACGGCTGCTGAATCTCCCGGAGGAGCAGCAGTCGCAGCTGGCGGAGTGGCTCCTGAGCGGCATGCCCTACCACGCCGCGAAGACGGCGGTGGCCAAGGAGTTTGGGGTCACCTGTTCGCTGGCCTCGCTCTCGCGATTCTACGCGGAGGTCTGCGTGCCGGTGCTGTTGCGCCGGCGCAGCCAGGCGGTGGCCGCGGCGGACGAGGTCGCTGCGGCCGCGCAATCCACCCCGGGTCGATTCGACGCGGCGACGATCGACGCGCTGCGGCAGAAGGCGTTCGAACTGGCGGTGTCGCCGTTGGCCTCCGCGAAGGACATCAAGTCGGTCACGATGCTGCTCCTGAAGAACGGCGACCAGGAACTCAAGCGCCAGGAGCTGGATCTGCAGCGGGCGAAGTTCCGGCGGGAGACGGCGGAGATGTTCCTCGACTACTACGAGGATCGCCGGGCGAAGGAGGTGGTGACCTCGACGGCGCCGCGGGCGCAGAAGATCGAGGAGCTGGGCAAGGTGATGTTCCCGGGGCTGTGGGAGGAGCGCGGACGATGAAGCGCCGCGCGTACCAGGAGGAGGGATTGAGGGCGGTGCTGAAGCGCCGGCTCCAGGCCTGGCTCTGGGAGCGGCAGGCGGGCAAGAGCGTCGGCCTTGGGGATGTCTCCCTCCTGGAGATGATGATGACCCGCGGGCGATCGGTGATCTACGCGTCGGCGTCGCTGCTGCTCGGTCGGGAGATCGTGGTGAAGGCGCAGCAACGGGCGGACATGTCCGCGCGCCAGCTCATCGAGAAGGAGGCCGCGGTGCTGGCGCAGTGCGCGGCACGATTCGCGGAGGCCGCGGGTCCGGACCATCGATTCGAGCACGCGGATCGGCAGACGCAGCAGCCGCTCAAGTCCGGGTTCACGCAGGACGATTTTGCGGAGCTGTTCGAGGCGCAGCGGTTGGAGTTCCGGGTGTGGCACGACAAGACCACGTACTCCCGCACGCAGGTGATCGCGCCCAACGTGGCGACGGCGCGCGGTTGGAGCGGCACGGTGCTCCTGGACGAGATCGCGTTCATCCCGGACTTCCGCGAGCTGTGGACGGCGATGGAGCCGATCATCAGCACCAACCCGGACTTCCGCGTGGTGCTCTGCACGACGCCGCCGCAGGACGACGACACGCACTACAGCTTCGAGCTGCTGGCCCCGCCTCCGGATCTGGTCTTCGCGCCCAACGCCCGGGGCAACTGGTACGAGAGTGAGTTGGGGGTGCCGGTGCTGCGCGCCGACGCGCACGACACCTATCTGGCGGGGAAACGGATCTACGACGTCAAGACCGGGGCGGAGATCACGCCCGAGGAGGCGTTCCGCCGGGCGATCAACAAGAACGGGTACCGGGTGAACCACCTGCTGCAATGGCTGGCCGGCGGCAATGCGGCGTGTGATCTGCTCCGGCTTCGGGTGGCGCAGGAGCGCGGGGTGGGGCAGTGCGCGACATGGCTCATCGACAGCGACCACGACTTCGACCAGGCGATGGAATGGTGTCTGGCCAACGTCGACAAGCGGGCCCCACTGGGGCTCGGCCTGGACAACGCGACGACCACGAAGCTGAAGAGCAATCCCACGGTCCTGGCGATCGCCGAGGAGCACGGGGTCGAGATCGTGATCCGCGTCTACCTCGTCTGGAAGACGCGGGATCCGGCGGTCGCGACGGAGCGCATTGCGCGCACGATCCGCGTCTGCAGTCACCGGCTGGGCGGACGGCCGAGGGCCCTGAGCGTGGATGCGACCAATGAGAAGTACTACGCGGAGGACCTCCGGAAGCAGTTCTCCTCCGACGTCCCGGTGTTGCTGGTGGTCAGCTCGGAGCGCGTGGATCGGCCGGGCCTGGAGAAGCCGACCAACTGGAAGGAGTTCCTCGGGGACCAGTACGTCGGGATCCTGGAGGACAATCACCTCACGCTACCACCCGAGGCCTACGTCCGGATCGATCACCGCCTGGTGAGGAAAGATCGCGGGTTGTTCGTGTGCGAACCGGATTCGGACGGACGGCACGGGGACACGTTCGACGCCGCCAAACTGGCCGTGCATTCCCTGAGATCCGCGGGCCCGAGCTTCGTGCAGTCGATCGCCCGGCATCGTCCCGTGGGATTCACCCGCCTCCGCCCCATCCCGACCTCATGAGCCCCAGCAGCAACATCGCCAGCGAGCGCATCGAGCGCGCGATCCGCCAGCGTTACTCGCCCATGCCCGAACTCAGCATGGAGGTGGTGGCCGCGCAGTTGAACGATTTCCGGGTCGGCGAGCTGCGCGCGGCCGCGCGGACGTGGGAGTTCATGCTGGAGCGGGACCTGAAGCTGAACACGGTCGCGCAGAAACGGTTTTCGGACGGCGCCCGGCTGGAGTACGAGATCCACCAGGAGGACGACTCCCCGGAGGCGGAGCAGCACGCGGAGGCGCTGCGGTATGCGTACGATCAACTCACGGCCACCTCGGTGCTCGACCAGGACGAGCGGGGCGGCGTGTCACTGCTGGTCCGGCAGATGCTCACGGCGCACGCGCACCGCTACAGCGGGCACGAGATGCTGCTCCGGGTGGACAGCATCGAGAAGAAACAGTGCGCGTTCGAGTTCCGCCATTGCCCGGTGTGGTTCTTCGAGGCCCGGCGCGGGCGCCTGGCGTTCCTGCGGGATGACCACGAGATCCACGGGACGCCCCTGACCCCGGGGGAATGGCTGGTCACCGTGGGCTTAGGTCTGATGAAGCCCTGCAGCGTCTACTATGTCCTCAAGCACTACCCGCTCCGGGACTGGCTCCTCTACTGCGCGCGGTACGGACTCCCGGCGGTCCACGGTGAGACGCCCGCCGCGCCGGGGAGCAAGGAGTTCGAGGAGTTCGCCGCGGCCCTGGAGCAGTTCGCGAGCAACTGGATCGTGGCCACGGGGATCGGGACCAAGATCAACCTCATCGAGGCCAAAGGGGGTGGGGACCTCCCGTTCGAGACGCCGATCGAAATGGTCGACCGTGCGTATGCAGGGGCCTTTCGTGGCGGAGATCTCTCGACGGAGAGCCGGGCCGGCGCGGAGGTCGGGGCCAACCCGCAGACCGACGAACGGATCGCCATTCTGGAGGATGACGCGCGCCTGATCAGCGAGACGCTCAACCACGGCCACGACGAGCCCCTCATCCGATATCTGTTCGGGACCAAGCCCAAGGCCTGGTTCCAGCTGCTCCCGCCCAAGCGCATGGCGGTGGAGCAGGACATCCGCAGCGCGGAGTTCCTGGTGAAGCATGGCGTCCCGGTCGGCCAGAAGACGGTCCGGCTCCGCCTCGGCTGGCCGGAACCGGAGGAGGGCGACGATCTCCTGGAGGCGCCGGAGCCGGCGCCGTTGGGGCCGGGGGGGATGCCGCAGCGCCCGGGGCTCGCCAACGAGCGCGCCACGCTGTTCGAGCAGCGGGCCACGGAGCAGTTGGCCCAGGCGGTGGCGGCCGACCTGGCGCCGATCCAGCGGCGCCTGGCGGCGATCGAGCAGATCACCGATCCGGATATCCGCCGGACCCGGCTCCAGGCGTTGTTGGCGGACATGCAGTCCCTGGAGGCGGATATCCTGGCGGACCCGGAGTCCGCGAGGGTCCTGGAGCGGATCCAGGGGGCGTCGGTGGTGGCCGGTTTGGCGGCCCCCAGGAGCCGCTAGGAGCGTTTGGGGGGTATCGAGCCCCACCCCTGGCCCCAAAAATCAAAATTGATGGCGTTTAATGGCCTTCCCGGGCCACCCGTATGAACCAGCACCTCTCCATTGTCGGTCTGAGCAACGAGTTCACCCCTGATTCCGCCGGCTGGGTCCGGCTGGCGCCCTGGGGGGATCACCCCAAGACCCGGGTCGTCCAGGACGGCGCGGGCCCCCGGCTGGAGCGATGGGTACAGCGGCTCGAGAGGGAGGACGGGGAACGCCTGGCGCACCAGGTGAACGGCCTCTGGGGGAAGGTCCGGCGGGCATTCGCCTCCGTGCCGGTCTACGCCCGCCATCCGGATCTGGGGGCGATGTCGCCGGAGACGGGGGCCGAGCGCCAGGAGGAGGTGCCGGTGGGCGGGGTGTCGCGGATGGAGGCCCGGGAGGACGGGCTCTACGCGCAGATCGGGTTGTTCCCGGCAGGGCGGACGGCGGTGGAGAACGAAGGCCTCAAATGGCTGAGCCCATTCTGGTGGGTGGCGCCGATGGTGCCGCCGACGGGGGCGACGCCCGGGACGCTCTGGGGCCGGCCGGTGGGGATCATCAGCGTGGGCCTGACGGACAACCCCAACCTCGAGGGCGGCCAGGCGCTGGCGAATCAACGTCCCCCTCAGGGGGTCACGCCCCAACCCGGAACGGGTGCAGGCTCGGCACCGACACGCATTTCGGAAGCTACTCCCACGATGAAACCCCTACTGATCGGACTCCTGGTCGCCAACGGTGTGGCGATCGCCAACGACGCGTCGGATGACGCGGTCCTGAAGAACATCAACGAGCTGCTGGCGCGGCAGCGCACCGACCTCACGGCCCTGGGCAATGAGAAGGGCACGCTCAGCGGCCGCGTGACTCAGCTCGAGGCGGACCTGAACGCGGAGAAGACCGCGCACAGCCAGGCCAAGACCGCGCTCGAGACCGCGAGGACGGCGCTGGCCAACGCGACGGAGCTGGCGGCCGTGGCGCACGTTGACCTGGCCATCCGCGAGGGTCGCGTGGCCGTGGCGGATCGCGAGAGTCGCATCGCGCGGCTCAAGGCTGCGGCCGATCTCAAGGCGGATACGCAGGCGCTGGCCAACGAGCAGGTCCGGTATCCGGTCGGCTCCCAGGGATCCAGCGCCTCCGGCGATCGCCGTGCGGATGCGAATCCGGCCTCGGCCGATGAGGCGCAGCGGCAGCTGCTCGCCCTGGCGAACGAGGAGATCAAGGCCGGTCGGGCCGCGGACTTCCACCAGGCCTGGCTCAACACGAAGTCCTCCCACCCGAAGCTCCACGAGTCCCTGGCCAAGAAAGACTGAGCCTCACCCCAACTCACCCTCACCCCGACCCTCAAACTCACGAGTATGCCGAAGGAAACCGAATCCGAGAGCCAGCCGGCCCCGACATTCGAAGAGCAGTACGCCACCGAACTCCGCGAGAAGCTTGGAGCCGGGCTCACCAAAGACCAGGCCATCCAGGTGGTCCGGTCGCAGGTCGCCCACGACAAAGCCCTCGAAGAGGAGGAGAAGGCCCGCGCCGGGAAGCGCAAGTGACCGGCCGGCAGCTCCACGCAACGCAATCCCACACCCCACATCCCATGAATCGAATCCAGATCCTGCTCGTCGGCCTGCTCGCCTGGGCCCACCGAGTGGCCGGGCACAAGGCCCTGGCCAACATCGCCGAAGGCGTCCACCAGAACGGCGTCTTCAATTTCCGTTCCGACGCGGCGATCGCCACGCGCTACCTGCTCGGCAAACGCGGTTCCGACGACGCCCACGTGGCGATCGCCGGCGCGGCGGACATGCCGCTCTACGTGATCCAGGACGAGGCCTCGGCGGCGGAGGAACCCGTCGCCTGCCAGGCCATCGCCTGCGCGGCGGGGTCGATCCGCCTGGTCAGCAACGGCGCCGGCGCCCTGGCGGCCGGGGACATCCTGGTGCCTGCGGCGAACGGCAAGGTCGCGAAGATCTCGGCCAGCGCGGGCAACTACTACGTGGTGGGCATCGCCACCGCGGCCGTCGCCGCCACCGACGGCGAGATCGTCGAGGCCATCCCGATCGGGGCCTGGCGGACCCAGTAACCGGCCGACAACCGGCCATCGAACGCGGACGGAAGAACACGAGAACCCTATGATTCAGAAACCCAATCTGGCCCTGGTCGGCGCCCTCGCCGCCAGCGGGCTCAATACCCTGGAGGCCCAGTGTTACGCGGCCGACGGGATCCTGCCGAAGGACAGCGTGCTCGGTCACGAGCGCATCTGCCTCGCCAACGACGCCCGGTTCGCCGAGGCGTATTTCAACCGCCCCCTCACCGCCTACGCGGTGGGGTACCGGGACACCGCCGACCTCGAGGGGGACCTCGAGTTCATCGCGCCGCGGGTCGCGGTCAACCGGCGGTTCACCTACGAGGTCTGGTCCAACGCCGAGGAGTTCCTCTCCGAGACGCTGGATGACCTGCGCGCCATTCGTGGCGACTTCAAGCAGGTCGAGTACACCTCGACCAAGGTCGAGGCCAAGACCGAGAACCGCGGGCTCACCATGAGGGTCGACCTCGACGAGGTGGCGGAGAAGAGCGGGTGGGAGGAGCGCTACACCAGCAAGCTCATCCGCCGCCTGCGCCGCAACTCCCTGCGCCGGGCCACGGCGCTGGTGAGCGCCGCCGCGGTCAACACCGCCAAGACCTGGGACACGACCACGGGCAAAGACCCGGACCAGGACGTGCTCTCCGAACTCGTGCTCGCCTCGGATGTTTCCGGGGTGCGCCCCAACCGGGTGTTCTACGGCGAGACCGCGTGGAGCAAGCGCATCCTGGCGCACCGCGCGCAGAACAACGCCGGGGGATATGCGTCGGCGGGCCTGGCGGAGGGGAGCGTCGCGGCCTTCCTCGCCGTCGACGGCGTCCGGTATTCCCGCGCCCGGTACCAGTCCGCCGCGGCGGCCAAGACCCAGATCGTGGGCAACCTGGTCCTGATGTACCACGCCCTGGGCGGCGCGGATGTCGACGATCCGTCGAACATCAAACGGTTTGTAAGCCCCACCGCCTCCGGCGGCGACGTGCGGGTCTACACGCAACAGATCTCGGCCAAGATCTACGAGATCACCGTCGAGCACTACGAGGCCCTCAAGGTCACGTCCACGCTCGGCATCCGGAAATTCACCGTCAGCTGAGGTTTCGGGCATGGCATGGGTCGCCGTCACCGCCGAAGAACTCCTCCGGTCTCTCACGGGACCGGAGAAGGCGGCGGTGTCGGCGGCTGCCCTGGCCAGCGGCCAGGACGATCCGGTGCCCGGGATCCTCGCGGACGTCATCGACGAGGTACGCGGCTACATCGCCGCCAACTCGCAGAATCGGCTGGGGCTCACCGGGACCATCCCGGAGAAGCTCCGGATCACCGTCATCAACCGGTGCCGGTACGAGGCGCTGACGCGCATGCCGGTATCCAAGTCCATCCTCACGGAGGAGCGCGTGAAGGCCAACGAGGCCGCGCGCATGCTGCTGCGGGACGTTGCGGCCGGTCGGTTCCAGGTCGAGGAGCCGACCGAGCCGCATCCCACCGAAGGGGGCGGTCCGGCCGTGCGCCTGGTCCGCAACCCCTCCGCGTCGCGGCATCCCTTCGCGGGCCTGGGATCGAGCTAGCATGTTTTCCCAGCCCACCCCCTTCCTCGAGGCGCTGAGGCGCCTGTTCGTTCGGCGCACGATGCCGACCGAACTCTCGACCGCGCAGATCCAGCAGCTCGATGCCGACATCCAGCGCGGCTCCCTCTTCTCCGCACGCACGACCCTCACCAAGTACCTGGAGCGGATCCGCGAGACCGTGCGGACCGTGCTCGATCCGCGCCCCGGATCGCGCACCCGCGAGGACGGAACGCCCATCACCGAGGGCATGAACATGGCTGACGCGCGCCTGGCGTTGCGCCGTGAGCTGCGCTCGCTCGGGTACCAGCCGGATCCGGCCAAGCGCGGGACCATCGAGGACCTGTCCAGCGATCGGCGCATCGAGCTGGTGGTGCGGACCAACGTCGAGATCTCCCAGGGTTACGGGCAGTTTGTGCAGGGTCAGGATCAGGCGGTGCTCGATGCGTTCCCGGCGCAGGAGCTGTACCGGGCGGCCACGCCCAAGGTGGCGCGGGATTGGCGGCGCCGGTGGACGGCCGCGGCGCGGGCCGTGGGCGACACCGATGCGGCGCGGCTGCTCCAGGAGACCGGCCGCATGATCGCGCGGAAGGACTCGCCGATCTGGCAGGGGCTGGGCGACGGCCTGGGGCTGACGCAGGACGAGGCCAACGACGCCCTCCACAATCCCTACCCGCCGTTCGCCTTCAACTCCTCGATGGACGTCCGCGATGTGGATCGCACCACCGCCGTCGAGCTGGGCCTGGTCCGAATGGAGGAGGCCATCGCGCCGCAGACGCAGGAGTTCCCGTTCGCCAAGGAGGAGGCCGCCGCATGAGGGTGGTGCTCGCGATCCAGGACAAGGCGAGCCCGGCGCTGATGGCGTTGCTCCGCGGCACCGAGGGGCGCGACTACCTGGCGGCCGGCGCGCGGGGCGTGTTCAACCTGTGCCGCACCCACTTCGACCGCCTGCAGGCCGAACGCCCCAATCAGCTCGGAGGGCGTCGCACCAATTTCTGGCGGTCGGTGAAGGGCTCGATGCAGGCCCCGATCCTGACGCCCAACACGGCGACGATCCGCATCAACCACGTCGGGTTCGCGCAGCGGTTGCGCGGCGGGGAGATCCGGGCGGGGCGCAGCACCAATCCCAGGACCGGCGCACCCACCCGGTTTCTGGCGATCCCGCTGCGTTCGGAGGCCTACGGGGTGCGCCCGGCGGAGCGGGATGACCTGGACTTCATCCCGAGCCGGCGCCGCGGCCAGGGCGGCATCCTCGTGGAGTCGCGGCAGACCACGCTCAAGCGGGTGCGGCGGAAGGACGGGGTCCGGTTCAAGCCCACCGGCGAGGTGGGCGGCCTGGCGTTGTACGCCCTGGTCACGCGCGTGCGCCAGGCGGCGGATCCCTCGGTGCTGCCCGGGGCTCCGGAGATGGGGCGCGCGGCGGGCTCCGCGATGGAGCAGCTCCTGGCGATGCGGGTCGCCCGGCAGACGGGAGGCCGGGCGTGAACCCGTTCCGACTCATCCAGGAGGAGGTCACCCTGCGCCTGGAATCCTCCGACTACCTCGGCGATATCCCGCGGCTCATCGACAGCCTCGGCGACATCCAGGGATCGATCGATCGGGCGCTGGCCAAGGCGGGCCTGGCGGCGACGCCCAATGACAAGGCGGGCCTCTCGATCCTGATCCTCACGCCGTCGGCGGAGATCCCCGACCAGCCGCCGGCCAGCTCGGCCATGGCGTTGGAGATCACGGTCCGCGTGACCGTGTTCGAGGTGCCCATGATCAACAACGGCGATGCCGGCATCCGGAAGCACCCGCTGGATGTGGTCTGGCAGATCATCAGCGTGCTCCACGGCTGGACGCCCGGCCCGGGCCGACGACCCGCGCGGTTCCTGCGGTTCGATTCGGCGGAGGACGAGCAAGGCAACATTGCCTACGCGATCGATTTCCGGTTTCCGCGAGCGTTCGACCTCAAACCCTACCCCTGATCCATGATCACTGAATCCCTCAGTCTCGGTTCCCACCTGTATTTCTTCCGGGCGGGCAAAGCCTTCACCCTGCCCGAGCCCGGCACCTGTTCGGCCTCCGCCAAGCCCTCCGCGGGCGACACGGGATGGGTGGATTTCGGTCGGCTCAAGAACGTCGAGGTCGAGAAAAAGAGCGTGCTCAAGGAGATCTGGGCGGCAAGCCCGGGCCAGTTGGTGAGGGTCAACGCCATCGAAACCAAGAAGGCGATGGACTTCACCTTCACGACGCAGGACATGTCCGACCTGATGGTGGAGATGGCCTTCGGTACCGCGCCGCTCGCCTCCGGGGACACGCAGTTCAATCCGCTCGAGGGGACCGAGTTCCGGGGCTGGCTCAAGGGCCAGATCTACGACCACCGCGATGAGCTGGTGCTGGTGGTGGATCAGTGGTGCCTCCTGAAGTGCGAGGGGAAGGTCGCCCTGAACTCGCCCGAGGGCGATATCGCCGAGTTCTCGTTCATGGCGATGGGGCTGCACAGCAACCTCAACACCGGCACCAAGCGCGCCTCCTGATATGCCGGCCGCGATCCCAACCTCTGCGCGGTGGGCGCCGGTGCGCATCGCGATCACCCATTGGTCCACGGACCCGACGACCGTGGCCAACGGGCAGAACCATGACGGGGTGGTGCTGGCCACGGGCGATCGGTTCGTGGTGGTCGGCGAACGGGCCGACGCCGGTGTCTACACCGTGGGGCCGAGCAGCTCCGCCCGCGCGGACGACGCGAACCATGCGGCCGAGTTCGCCAGCGGACGCGTGGTGCGGGTGCTGGAGGGCAGCGCCGACAACCGTGGGCTCTGGGCCGTGCGGGTGCCCGACCCGTTCGTCCTGGGGACAACGCCCCTGATCATCGGATTCCTGATCGCCGAGGAGCGCGACCTGGTCGGGCTCACGTTCAGCAATGCGCCGGCCGTGCCGATATCGGTGGCCAGCGCCACGACGATCTACTACGGCACGGCCGAGTACTCGGCGATCAATGAGGCCCAGGCGAAGAGCGAGCTGTTGTCGAGGATGCAGGCCACCGCCACTGGGACATTCGTCTGCCTCGGGCTCGGCTACAAATACCTCGCGGTGCCAGCCGCGATGCCGGCGCCCAGCGTGATCCGCGACCACGCCACCGGATTCGCGATGCCGCTCGCGGCCGCCGACGACGGCTACACCCAGACCACCTCGGGGCTCACCCACCGATCCCTCTCCATCGACGGCGTGGGCTACCGGCTCTACCGCTCCGCCAACCAGCTCAACTCCGACATCACGCTCGAGACCGCATGAGACATCACACCCCCTGGATCCTGATTCTAGCCGCGGTCGCCTGGCTCGTGCCGGGCGCATTCGCCGCATCCATCCCCGGCACGCTCCGTGTCCTCGCACCCATCGCCCCAGGTGACACGGCGGACACCTACCCAACGCACATGGCGGCCTATGGCAAGGGCGGGCTGCGCACGGTGGCGGACATTGCCGCGCGCGACGCCATCCCCGCCGCGCGACGGGAGGAGGGGATGCTGGTGTACACGGCCGATAGCGGTCAGGTGTATCGTCTCGCACCCGATTTGGTCTCGTGGTCTCAAGCTCCGGCCCTGAGGTGGCGACCGTGGATCCCGAACAGTGTTTACGCGTCTGGCGACAGCATCACACATGGGGCTTCTGCAACCAACCCCACCAATCGATGGGTGGACCGACTGGCGTCGGCGAATGGCTGGGCAGCCTACAATCTCGCCTATGGATCCGCGGGCATGCCCGATTTCATCTGGCAGTCGTATCCCGGGTTCGCCGTCACCAATGCCTATGATTCCGCCGTGGCTCACAGCCCTGGAGCGGTCACCACCAACCACCAGTGGGCCTTGCTGGCGGGATACAACGACATGCGTGACTTCGGGACCTCTGCGTCGCGAGTGGATGCATTCCGCAGGGGCCTCATGGCATGGATTGGATGGGTCGGCACGCCCACGGCAAAGGTTCGCCTGGCGCAGCAGGCAATTCAGTCGGGATCATGGACCGCCATGAGCTGGTTCGGAGGCAACATGGGCGTCGAGTCCTCCACGCCTGGAGCCATGCTGACCTTCACCAACCTCGTCGGTGACGCGCTCTACCTTTGTTATGGGGATGGCGCTACGAGCACCAACGGAGCAACATTCAGCGTCTGGATCGACGGGTCCCTATACACCACGATCACAGCCACAAATGGGTACGGCAACAGGGAGTGGAGGAATGGGAGCGACCCGAATATCCCCAACCAGTCTGGGCCCTACGGGAATGGGAAAATCGATGTGCTTCCATCGGTTTTGCGCATACCCAATCTCGGCATGCGACCGCACTCTCTGGTCGTCAGCAATCTCAGTTCGACCACTGGGCCACTCAGGGTGTTTTGGGCTGTCGGCAATGCCGCCCCTCAATCCCGCTCTGTCGAATCCGGGCCATTCGTCTACGTCGGGGGATGCTTGAGGCAGGCGGTTTACACGGGCGCAGGCAGTGACGAGGCCGCCGCTATCTATACGGCCGCGATCCGTGATGTGGTGACCACCATGGCAGGGGATGGGTGGCCGGTGAGGTACGCACCTGCTTCGGAGTCATGGGATCCCACCGTGCACCTACATGAGGATGGCGTGCATCCCTCCGATGCTGGCATGGAGCCGATTGCGAGGGCGTTTCGCGTGGTGTCTGGGCATGACGAGACACCGTTTGCCCATTATGTCAGCAGTGCCCGAGGATTGACGCTATCCGGGGGCGCGGTGGGAGATGTGGCCGCGGACTCGATCGCGATAGGGACTGACCCTGTGGCATCAGGGGACGTCAGGCTGTCGCCTGCGTCTGTGGTCGCATGGAAACACCCGTCGTCGATGGGTACTGGGGCATCCATAGCCCAGGAGGGCACCGGCGATGGGCTGAATGTCACGTGGTCCAACCTCGGGGACGACGCCGACCGCTCAGTGAGGCTGTTGGCCCGTGGATCCGATCCACTCGTTAACGCGTCGCTGATCTCATTTGCAGGCACCGCGACCCCGGCTGTGCGATTCGACCTCACGGGCGGCAGCGGGCTCACCGCGAGCACCAACGAGCAGGTGGCATTTCAAGTAAAGACCAAGGTCAGTCAGTCGGGCGCGGCAGGGTTTGCAGCATTGGACGTGCTCGCCGACGTGGTCACCAAAGGATCTGGTAGTGCAATTCTGCTCCGGGTTGCCGACTCCAGGGGTGTGGGCCTGCGGGTTCACGACAGTGGCTACGTCGACATGGTGAGCCAGAGCGGCGGCTCTACCGCGATTTTTCGGGGTATGGAACCGACAAATTCCCAGGTCAGACTCAACTACGGATCAGCGACCGACCGTCAGTTGATCGCTGGAGGGAATACGCTCTACAGCCAGAACTCGGCAGGGGCAGTGCAGAATTTGGGGATCGGAAATGGCGGCGCTTCGAGCGTTGTGATTTCAAGCACCGCCGGCAACGGCATTCGATTGGGATCATCCAGTGGACCATTAATCACGTTTGGGGAGGGCTCTCCGGAGGGTGTGGTGACGGCACCTGTTGGCTCCATATACCTGAGGTCGGACGGCGGCGCCGGAACATCGCTGTACATCAAGGAGACCGGCTCGGGAAACAGTGGGTGGGCGGCGAAATAGGCTCCCCTCACCCCGCCATGCGTTCCGCCATCGTCATCGCCGGCTGTCTCCTCGCGCTCGCGGTCCTCGCCGCGACGCAGAGCCAGTTTTTTTCGGGCGACGTGATCGTGGCGGGCGTGGTTCGGGATCCCGGTGGGACGCACTACATCAAGGACGCACCGCCGACGGGAGGCATCTACGGGCGCGGCACAAACGCCTGGGTCGTCGTTCCCGCGGGTGGGGGCGGCGGCATCTCGCACGGCCCGTCCGACGGCCTCGCCCGCGGAAGCCGCAATGGGTACTGGGACATCATCGACACCTCGGACCTCGCCAATTTCTCCGCGTGGGCGGAGGGGTTCGTGGTGCAGTCCTCGGCAGCCGGTGGGAGAAGCGAACTAGGCCTTGGCAACGCGGCGACCCGGAACGTCGGCACCGGATCCGGCGACGTGGCGGCAGGGGACCACGGGCACGCCTACTCGTCCCTCACAGGGCTGCCTGATCTCTCGGTCTACGCGACCAACGGCCACACGCATGCCGCCGCCGACGTCACGTCAGGCGTGTTCCCGGCCTCCCGCCTGGGCACAGGCACCCCGAGTTCCTCGGTGTTCCTGCGAGGTGACGGCACGTGGGCCACGGTCACGGTCGATCCAGGCAACACCAACGGCCTCACCGACGCGCCCAACGACGGCACGTTCTACGGCCGCAAGTCGGGCGGGTGGGTGCAACCGACTCCCGCGGACCTGTCCGGGGTGACCTCGTTCGGTGAGGCGTTCCTCGGGCTGATCGACGAGGTCGACGCCCTCGACCACCTGGGGCTGATCGGGTCGGGGCCGGCAACCATCGACTCCCCGGCGAAGTACGCGGTGCGCATCAACTCAGGCGGGAGTCCCTCGACGCGGCACCGGCTCAACCTCATCGCCGGTACAGGCATCAGCCTGGCCCTCACCGACGACGCTGGGAACGACGAATCCGATCTGACCGTCAGCCTCGGCAGCCACACGCACGCGATCTCCGAGGTGACCGGGCTGCAATCAGCCCTCGACGCCAAGAGCGATGTGGGCCACACGCATCCTGACCTGGCCAACTTCGTGTTCCTCACGGTCAGCGCGGTGCTCGACGAGAATCAGGACACCACCTACCGCTCCGTGATGGGCACGGTGAAATCGGGCTACAGCTCGACGCTGCCCGCCAACAGCCTCTCGGCCGGGAGCGTGATCAAGGTGGAGGCGGCCGGCGTGCTCACCGCCGACGATGCCCACACCCCCGACGTCCAGTTGCGGATCGGGTCGAGCCTCACCCTGCACTGGGATGTCACCGAGCCGTATTCCACCGGTCCGACCGAAGGCACGCCGTGGAACCTCACCGCGTGGATCACCGTCACCACTGCTGGCTCGTCCGCCTCGGTGATCGTCAACGGCTGGATGGACTACGCCGACAACACCGGCGGATGGGCAGGCATCTACGCGCCATCTCCCCTCATCCGTTCGAAGGCCCTGGTGAGCGGCACGCTCAACACCACCGTCGGCAACGCGATCGACCTGGTCTACCGCGCCAACGATACCGCCACCGATTCGTTCTCCTGCACCCACTTCATTCTCCAGCAATTCTGACCATGAGAAACGCCATCGCCATCCTCATCATCGCCGCCGGGCTGCTCGTCCCCAGCACCCTGGCCGAGATCGGCAACACCTCCACCTCCGTCGTCGAGACGATCAAGCTCGCATGGACGCCAGCGCCGCCCGATGACCAGGTCACCAGCTACCGGCTGTTTTTCAGCCGCGACCCGGAGCTGTGGACCCACGCGAAGGACGTGGCGGGTGGCGCTACCGCCGAGACCCTCCTCCCGATCACCGAGCCGGGGACCTGGTTTTTCACCATCGCCGCCCGCAACGCATCCGGGGTCGTCGGCGATCTCGCGCCGGTGATCTCCTACACGGTCACCGTCGGGCCCGGGGTCGTCGGCGCGTTCCGGATCACCGGCACGATCCGGACGACCAACATCCACACGAGCGAGACTCTGATTCTCGTGCCCTGACGTGCCCGTCCGGTTCCCCATCGAGATCGAGGCGGGGCAGACGTACGATCTACTCCTAGCCTTCCCGGGCCGCGACATGAACGGCAGCACCGTGCGCACCCAGTTCCGGCGCACGGCCTCCGCACCCACGGTGGACCACGAGTTCGCCACCGGCGCGACGGGATCCGGCTGGACCGTCACCCAACTGTCGGAGGCCATGGTGCTCGAGACCGGTATGGTGTTGCCGGTCGGCACATGGGTGGCGGTGCTGCGCATCGAGCGTTCGGTGACCGCGGGCATGACGGGCCGGTATTGGCACGCCACCGAGGTGGAGTACCCGTCGATCGGACATTGGGAGCCCGTCCACGAGCAGCCGATTCACGGGCCGGTTAATGTGCTGTTGGAGACCGTTCGATGAGCGTATCCCAGATCATCGTCGTACCATTCGTGCGTCGGCTGATCGTCGCGCGCCCGGCGATGCGCTGGGTGGTAGGGGCTTCGTCGGCCGCGGCGCGCTCGCTCACCCTCAGCCATGAGGGGGCCCACTGGCGCATGGCCATCACCGGGCTCTCGGTCGCCGGCCATCCGCTCATCGACTGGCTCCCGGTCGGGGCTCCCTCCGGATCGGATCCGACCGACCTGGTGTTGCAGCACGGCGGGGTCTCCTGGCGCATGGTGATCGCCGGGGTGACGCTGGGAGGGCACCCGACCATCGACTGGGAGGTGGTCCCCTCTGGCCCCCCTCTGGGGGCTGCGACCTCCATGATCCTCTCCTACGCTGGGTGGGACTGGAGCCTCACCATTTCGGGCAGCACCCCCAGCGGGGCGCCGCAGGTTGATTGGGTGAGGCTCTAGGCCTCGCCCATGACGCGAATCCTCTCCCTCACGCTGCTGCTGGTGGCCATGTCGGCGCCGGCGCAGAGGCTTCTCCTATTCAACCCCACCGATAATGCGGTGGTGGTGCCGCCCGCGGACCTGTTCTGGGCTAGCAACCGCCTGGCCATCCTCGCGGCCCTCAGCCTCGAGAACCCCATCAACGGAGGCACCCCGAACGGGTCGGGGGCGCTGGTCCACTGGTCCCGACTCCTCGGCGTGCCGGCGGGATTCGCGGACGGGACGGACGACGGCGGGGGTGGCGGCGGACTCATCACCGCGGTCTCCGCGGACCACCAGGTCTCGGCTGGGACGCTCTCGATCACCAACACCACCGGCACTGGGGCCCTGCTGCGGGCCTCGGTGCTGGCGCCCTACCTCCTCTCCGCCACGGCCGCCGTCACGTACCAGCTCGCCGACGCCGACCTGGACGCGCTCGCTGCCCTCAACGGCGGCGCACTCACGAACCTCAACGGCTCCGCGGTCGCGAGCGGCACCGTGGCCGACGCACGCATCGCGGCCACGATCGCCCGACTGGCGAGCCCTGCGCTCACCGGAACGCCGACCGCGCCCACGGCTGCACCCGGGACCAGCAACACGACCGTGGCCACCACCGCGTTCGTGTCGGCGGCCGTCGCAGCCGGCGGCGGTGGTGGCGGAGGAGGTGGCGCCAGCATCGCGGACAACTGGTTCGCGCGGACCGCCACCGCCGGAACCAACGTGGTGGTCCTGCCGCCAGCGGTGTCCTCAGCCACGACCGCGAGTTGGGCGCCGAACTTCGCGGCGGGGAAGGTCCTGCGGGTCGTGATGAACGGGAACCTCACCCTCTCCGCGCCAACCGGGGTGACCGAGGACATGATCGGCCAGACGTTCCTGTTGCAGTTGGTCCAGGACGGGACCGGAGGCCGCGCGATCGCGAGCGTCGATTCCACATTCCGCTTCGGTCGCGAGATCACCGCCATCGGGCTCTCGACGAACGCCAACAGCCGGTCCTACGCGACGGTGGTGGTGGCGGCGACCAACCAGTTCGACGTCCTCGGCTCCCTCACCGGATACGCTCCATGATCCTGCGCAACCTCATTGCTCTCGCGTGGCTCCTGGTCGCATTGCCGGCGGCCGCGCAGACTCTCACCGGCGCGGCGACGGATGCGCGGGGCTACAAACTCTACCTCTATTTCAGCGGGTACGGACCCGGGCAAACGAACGGCACATTCAACCTCGGATGGTCCAGCAACAACGTACCGATCCCAGGCGGGCCGAAGGTCGTCATGACCTCAGCGAAGCCGGGGTTTGAGTTCCAGGGCTCGGCGGTGATGCCGGTGAGCCACTACCAGGAGACCTATGGCGGCGAGCGCATCCGTTGGCCATACCCGCTGCATGAGTTCCCGGAGGCGGAACCCGCAGGCGCTGGGATCCGGGTGACCGTGAGCCTGACCGACTACGTGATGCTGGAGGACACCAACCTCGTCGTCACCGTGGCGGCTGGGCTCTACAGCCACGGCGGAACCAATTCCGGTGCGGGCACCGTCGCCGTCACGAACCTGTCCACGGTCAGCTACACGAACGCGCTCGCCATCGCGAACTGGTCACGCACGACGTCGTGGAACCGGTGGACCAACAGCACGCAGCGGCTCTATGCGGTCGGTGGCGCGGGGCAGCGTCCGTGGCCGCCTCGCCCGTCCACGTTGTTCCGGCCGCTCGCAGGGATGGCGTTCATCGCGTCCGACCTCTACGGCAACCGAGTCACGTCGACGGTGCCGGACATGACGGTGGATCGGTCGCTCTCTGAGTTGATTCCGACCGCTCGCTACCAGGCCGACCTGGACATGAGCGGCATGAGCAACCGCTCACCCATCCGCGTGGACCTCGTCGCGTGGCCGCACCTCGGGATCGCGGCGTCGGTCCTGGACACGCGGCAGGACCGATGGACCGGCATCACCGGGCTACCGACCTCGATCACGAACCTCTGGGATCCGCTCCAGGAGTACTCCCAGGCAGTGGCCATCGTCGACCCCACCGGCAGCGCGAACGGCACCGTGACCACCCCAGGCGCCTACGAAAGCCACACCAACTATTTCGACAGCCTCGCCAAGGCAGCGCAGGCCATCCGCACAAACAACGCGGCCAACGCCGTGTGGCCTCACGACGACGTCGGTGGCGGGGTGATTCTGACGCGGAACGGCATCACCAACTGGCTCGGTGGATCCCAGTCGTACGGGACGAACCCGCTCGCGCAAATCCGCATCATCAACTACCCGGGCCACAGCCCGACCCTCACCACAGTCTCAGGCAACCAGGACATCACCGACCGGATCCAGATCGAGGGCATCACTCTCGGTGGCGGTGGGAATCTGTTCAGTTCCATCAACTACCTCACGCTCCGGAACTGCACGATCGACTCGACCAACACCCTCGCGCTCTTCGCCACCTGCCCGGTGACGTGGCTGATCGACTGCGCGGTGCCGCGCCTCAACAACGGCCTGCGCCCGTACTCCACCCAGAACACTCGGTTTCATTTGGATGGATGCAATCTGGACGGGTTCTCCGGGAGCCTGAATCCCGGCACCATGATTGGGTCCCGCCACAGCATGCGGGCCGGCGCGTCGCCGTTCATCCTCCAGCAGGACACCTCCTCCGGCCAGCAGGCCTCCACCGAGTTCACGATCTGGTACAACAACGAGATCGTCGGGCTCCAGCAGACCAGCCTGGCGTTCTGGATCGGGCAGAATCTCTCGATCACGAACGGGGTCTGGATCGCGCAGAACACCTTCGTGATCTCCACCAACCACAACAGCGCGGTCTACAATATCGGGGGATCCTCGCTCGCGCATTGGAACCTGATCCTCTGGTTCAACGCGTGGCTTGGGAAACGGATCGCGGGCCTGCTCTACCGCGACACCGGCATGGTCACCACGCTCATCGAGCTGGTGTCCATC